GGAAATGAAATCAAGCTCCAGCGAGAGGCTGGGAATATCATCATCAGCGATTGGGATGAGACACGATTGGGACCAAACAGCTACAATCTGCGGCTGTCCCCTGAGCTGGTGGCCTATAAGGAGGCTGTCCTGGACCCGAAGCAGGACAACCGGACGGGGCGGCTGATGATCCCAGAGGAGGGCCTGGTGCTGCACCCTGGGCGGCTCTACCTGGCCAAAACCATGGAATATACCGAGACTCACAACCTGGTCCCCATGCTGGTGGGCCGGTCCTCCATTGGACGCCTGGGCATCTTTGTCCACGTGACCGCCGGGTTTGGAGATGTGGGCTTTTCTGGGAACTGGACCCTGGAACTGACCTGCGTGCAGCCGGTGCGGGTGTACCCCGGCATGGAGATTTGCCAGATTTATTATCAGACCACTACCGGCGAGATTTTAAGCCAGTATCACGGAAAGTACCAGGGCAGCCGGGATGTGGTGGCCAGCCGGATCTATCAGGAGTGGAGCAATGGACAGAGAGACAGGGAAGATCAAAATCTGCCCGGTGTGCAAGACGAAATTCCTTGCGATCGCTAAAAACGAAATTTATTGCAGCAGAAAGTGCTATATCGCTAAGCGGTATGGAAAGCCAGCGAAGAAGAAGGAGGAAACCCCGTGACAAGAAAAGAAATTCTCGCCGCTGCGGAGAAGTGCGTTTGTGGAGATCGGGAGCAGGATTATGGAATTCCAGAAAATAGCTTCCGTTTGATTGCGGAATTCTGGCACACCTACCTCAGTGCGAAGTGTGTTGCCGCTGGGGTCCATGTGCAGTTAGAGCCGGAGGATGTGGCGGCCATGATGGCCTTGCTCAAGATTGCCCGGGCATCTGTAACCCCGGAACACATTGATAGCTGGATTGATGGCGCGGGGTATATGGCTTGCGGCGGGGAATTGGCGACGCTGGGGGGAAAAGATTGAGTATCCCCAAAGGAATGTTTACCAGCACAACGGATCTCTGGGAAACACCCCAAGCATTTTTTGACCAACTCAATACAGAGTTTTGTTTTACCCTGGACGCATGCGCTCTGCCTTGGAACGCGAAGTGTGAAAGCTACTATACCCCAGAGCAAGACGGATTGTCTCAGCCCTGGACCGGTGTCGTGTGGTGCAACCCTCCCTATGGCCGTCAGATCGGGAAATGGGTTGAAAAAGCGGCTGCCAGCGCCGCAGATGGTGCTACGGTTGTGATGCTGCTGCCAGCCAGAACGGATACGCAGTGGTTTCACCGGTACATCTATCACCAGGCAGATATCCGGTTTGTGGCTGGCCGCCTAAAATTTGGCGGCGCAAAATGGAATGCACCGTTTCCGTGCATGGTTGTGATATTTAGGCCACCCGAGAGAGGAGAAAAGACAAATTGAGTGAAATAACGTGCAAAGTATGCGGGCATGTATTTGACCTAACTAAGGAGCGGCATTATATTGCCCGTGAAAAAACAGAATTGTTTCTTATAGCTTCTAATAAAATGGAGCCTACCCTATACGATGCCTTTGATTGCCCTAATTGTGGGTGTCAGTATATTGTTAATGAACGAAAGAGAGTATTTGAAAGAAGGGATAAAAATAACACGAGAAGAAGCGATTGAGCTGTTTTTCAAACAGCTCACAGCGGCGCGAGTGGTGCTTGATAGCGGATTTGGTAGTAATCCGGGAGAGAACGACATTCTATACCGTAGGAGAAAAGAGATGGCTGAGATTGCTCTCACCGCCCTCACCCCACCCACGCAGGAGCAGATGGAGCGGGTGTTTGGCGGAAGCTGGGAGGGCTCGGCGGACGGCTATGCAGACGGAGAACTGATCTACGATATGTGGACATGCAGCAAGTGCGGGCATCTCATTGACGAGGAGGACGACCCTGATATGCTCCCAGATTTCTGTCCCAAGTGCGGGGCGGCAAATACCGACAAGGCGCGGGAAATTGTCAAGAAGAGATTGGAGGTGCTGAACGATGCGACCGATTGATGCCAGCAAATTATTGTTTGAAATCCAAGTTTGTAGTTGGGATAGTGAGAGAGACAAGGACATGGCAGAGGACCTTGTGTTGGGGATGCCCACTCTCACCCCGCCGAACGAGTGGGTGAGCGTGAAAGATGCCATGCCGCCAGAGCATGAGCCTGTTATGTGCATCGTGAGCGGGAGCCCGAAACTGGGCATCATTCTGGACGAAGCGTGCCAGTTTGGCTCGTGGAACAAGGAAGACGGATGGATAATCGACGAATACCTTGAATGGACAGATGCGGATGTGCTGTGGTGGCGGATGCTTCCCGAACTGCCTGAACGCCGCCCGCCGGAGGGAGAGGAGGACACCTGATGGACTACGAAAAGCTGATTGAGTGGCTTAAAAAACCGTGCTGGGGAGAATCTGCGCACTTGGTGGACAAAGAGAGGATGGAAGCCGCCACCGCCCTCTCAACTCTCCAATCCGAAAATAAGAAGCTGCGGGCCGAGATGTCTCAAGCTCGTGAATCTTTAGATTTTGCTCGTACAAAAGACGCTGAAATTTTACGGCTTGGAATGGAGTTGGGTCATCTAAAGAAGCATATGGAAAGATTAACTCATAGGCTTGGCAATGGAGAACTTACATGCAATATGGCAAGAGATGATTGCAGGAAAATGGGTGGGGATTGTCAGATAGATAGTAAAATCCTTGACCGCCTTGCTGCTTATGAGGAAACGGAGCTGGCGCCGGAGGACTTTAAGAGAGCATTCACCGAGGACGCACTGCTAAAACTGACAGGCCAGCTTCTGGGCGTTACGCCTGACCGCCTCCGCGAACTGGCCCAGGCGGACAGGGAGGGGAAAATCTCGAAGTACACCATAGGCGATGCAATTTATGACCGCTTTGGCGATGCCTGGGAGGTTAGAACGGCAGAACTCCATCTCCTTGGCGAAAAGCCCGACTGGATGTACAGGTGTGGTCACGCGGGAACAGATGATTACTGCGCTCTGTGGTCATTTGAGATTTTGACCCACGAGGAAGCCGCCATCTCCGCCCTCCGCCCCATCAGCCGGGAGTGCGGGAACAAGGCTGCAAAGAAGATCGTGCAGGAGGTACTGAAAAATGATTAAAGCGGAAGAATTAGCTAAGAAGATGCGAAAACAGCGTTGCCACCACTGCAAGGACGGGAGAAGCTTTGATGGACAATTTATTTTTTGCGGGAATAAAGGCCTCTTTTCCCTACATTTTTGTCCGGGATGCGGAGCGCCGCTTACTGAAAACGGGGAAGAAATTTTGGTGGGGAGATTGAATGAGGCGCTGAAAGATGGCAAGGGCGATTGATGCCAATGAACTGATGGTTGAAATCCAGGTATGTAGCTGGGATAGCGAACAGGATAAGGAGCGAGCAGAGGATCTTGTTTTGGGTATGCCCACCCTCACCCCGCCGAACGAGCCGCTGACGCTGGAGGAGCTGCGGGAGATGAAAGGCCAGCCTGTCTGGACGGTAACGACAGGACTTGATGGCTCTGGACGATGGGAACTTGTTTGCGACGTGGACTATGAAGATGTGCTCGAAATGGCAAGTTGTGTGGACGGGTTTTATGCCATCGAAATGGATACCTATGGGTCTACATGGACTGCCTACCGCCGCCCGTTGGAGCGGATGAAGAAAATAATGAGAGAGAATGGAATTATGGTTATCCCATCAGAATATCCCGGCAGCAC